CCTGCCAGCGCTGTAATAACCTCGTCAGCAGCTTCAATAATTTTATCGAGCGTTTCTGGTGATACGCGTTCGTTGATTTTCATTGCTCGCCGCCTTCATTTTTTTCAGCTTCAATCGCCATAAATTCCAGCTTTCTTGATAATTCGGCAGACAAGGCCCGAAACTCTTCTTCCGAAGAAACTGGGATAGGCACAAACCTAATTCCGATTTGTGCAAGACCGTGGGCGGCTTCAAGGGACCGCCTCAAATCAACTGGTGATGCCCGGTTCATTCTGCACGCTCCGCTTTATTCCGCAGCCAAATACACACAGCGCCGTCTTCAGTGTCGTGAATGGAACCAACAAACCAGCCATCCCCTGCTGGCGATTCAGGCTCCCATTCTGAAATGTCGTAACCATCAACATTGGGGTCGATGTCGCTCTCATCCCGGTACTCGACTGTCCATTCCAGACCGTTTGCATTCATCCATGCGTTAAATTCCTCAGTCGGAACATACTCGCGACCATCGCAAAACGCATCGTAAACCGGATGCGTCCAGTAGCCGTACTGGTCGCGTTCTACTGGTAATGCAGTAATCAGGTTTTTCATATCCCTCACCCCTCCACCGTTAAATTGATGCCAACGGCTACCATTTCTGTTTTATTGGCATCCTGTTGAGCATTTACCCGATTCGACCTGCATACCAGCGCCCAAAAATTCATATCGCAAATTAACGCCACTCGCATTTCCGCCGTCAGACGATAGCCGAGCTTATTTGACTTGCCGACTGACCGACGACGTTTGCGCATTAACTTGCGTACGTGCGCAGCGTTCACCTCAACCTGCCGATGCCTTGAGGCATAAACACCCTTAGGGGGTATCTTCCTGGCCTGTCTTTGATAAGCGATTAACAGGTCGTGTACGTCTGTTGCCTTGCTCATACCTGGCCCCCGCGAAGCTGTGCTGCGAATGTGCGAAGAACATTGATAGATGCGGATACGCCGGTTGACTGGTGATTCAGCATCGTGATGAGTTTTTCTATGGCTCCATCAACACCCACCGCCCGCTGTTTGTTCACCCATGCGTCCGTTGCGGGGGTATTTGGCTTGATAGCTTCAAGGACGGCACGAATAACATCGGTGTCATTCTCTACCCATGACCATTCGCTCGTATCATTCCAGTCATGGTCCATGATGGCTGTTTCAGTAAATGCTTCGACTGCCGCTTCAGGAATTACTTCAGGATTTAATGCCGATTTCAGCGCCGCATTCTCAGCGCATACATCGTTCAACTTCGCCGCCAGCGCATCACTACGCGCACTCTGCACGTCCAGCGCAGATGCAAGCTCTGTGACCATCTTCGCAATCGTGATGATCGGCGTGTCGTCACTCATTGCCGCTGCAAATTCGTGTCCGACACGAACCAGATGTTTAGTTTTGTCACCCATCATTACCCCCGCTTACCCGTATAAGTTATTGATTACGTTGATATCAAAAAGGATCATCGATTTAGAACTCTTCGGTTTTCCAGCCTCCGCCAGCTTTCTTCGCCTGCTTTGTCACGCCGATGATGCGAAACGGATACTGATCGGCGGCAACCTTGGTTTTCACCCTGGCGTCATCAGTCCAGAACCCTTTCACTTCGTGCAGTTCCATCTCACCGGTGGTGAGCATCACTGCGAAGTCAGGCGTGTAAAACGTGTTATCAGCCAGTCGAAGCTTGATCCCTTCAAACCGATACCATGCAATTTCCCCGACGCGCTTACGCAGTTCGAGTTGTTCACAGTAGGCCGCCTCGGTTTTGTTCATCTGGCCTGTTTTTAACCTTCCCAGCGCCTGAAGACCTTTTCGCATTTCCTTTCCCCTTCGTGGCTTTCTCTGGTTTCTCTCCACTGAATCTGGCGTAGAGCTTTGCCTCGCACAGACAGTCTTCAAAAATACCTTTGCTCTTCACCGTCGGCTGAGAAGAGCGACGATAGAAATCAACCGCGGCGTTTGCCCCCCCCTGAGCCACTGATTGCGAAAATCCCTCATTCAGCAGATAGGTGCGGATGTTCTTTTCGATAAATTCAATTGGGTGCATTTCAGCCTCCGATTACCCCTTAGGTAATTTAAAACCACATACGAATTAAATTCAATAGTTATGCGCATTATTTTTTACCTTGTAGGTAATAATCACATCGAAAAAAAATGCGCTCCCGCGCCGCTGGACTTACACCATTCCGTTTTCTTTGCGTCGCCGATATTCAGCCATAAGCATTTCTGCCGGTGTGGGCCCACGCGGTGCATCAGGCTTTGCAAGAGCACGACGAATCGGCGGTATCGGCTTACCTTCTGCGGATCGCTTCTCCCACATAACCAGTAAATCTGTAGCCTCTCTCGAAAGCTCTTTTTCACTAAGCTGGCCTTCTGTGCCGCGACGGCGCAGTTCCAGGCAGATGTGATACATCACTGGTTTTTTCCATGGGAAATCTTCGCTGCAGGCATATTGAAATATTTCCTTCCGCCAGCGCCAGTATTCCGCGATCACGTCGGCACTACTAATCCCCAGCGCACCGTGACCTTCCCTGCACCATTTGATGAATTGTCCTGGCGAAGGCCAGAAAGGTGAGCCGCTGGCCCGTGCGTTACGCATACCGGCTGAAAGCTGCTCTTTGGTCTGAATTCCAGCCTCAGCAAACGCTGCTATCCACTGCCGCTTCGCTGCTGTTTCATGAGCCTGGCTGCGCAGATTTGTCTGCTCAGCTGCCGGGAAAACCTGTTTAAGTTGGTTAAACAAAGCGTCAACCAGGCGCTCAGCCGTGGCATTAACAACTCCCTCAGCTTTATCGACCTGGTGATCCTGCTCAGGGCCAATCATGCGCGCCAGGGCTTTTCCGTCACGGCGGTTAATTGCTTCAAACACATTTTGCGTCATATAAATTCCTTCCAGCCCTCTGGGCTGTTCCAGTGTGGAACTTCGGGATCGTTGCGTCGTGCCTGGCTGGTATTCTTCAGTTCAAAAAGTCCTTTCCAGCCTTTTGCCATACTCTGCTGAACAATCAGCATCTGGGTCTGTGGATCTCCTCCAGAAAGGTTTATCAACTCTGTGATGGCTGCGCCTTCGCTGCGCTCGGTTGGCGCATAGGATTTAAACCTGTTTTCTCGTCTGTAGGCTTTCCACTCTTCCCATGCGTTAACGTTCAGCTTTTCCGGGTATGGATAGGATTTTTTAATTTTTCTCTCGCGTGGGGTTTTAATATCTTTTATATCTTCCTCTTCCTCTTCCTCTGGTAACGCTTTTTGTAACGCTGACTGCGTTACATTTTGCGTATCACGTTTTCGGTGCTCCGCCACCCTTCTGTTCGTAAGTGCCCGTTTTTTCGAGGATTCACCGTTATGCCGGTCAAAATTTGGTAAAACCATCTTCCCGTCTTCATAAGCGAGCCAACCGACAGCGATCAACGCATCAGCAAAACCTGTAATGAAAGAGATACGATCAAGTACTCCACGTGTAACGCTACCAGCGTTACCATCAATTGTTTGTTGGTCAGCCCATGCCCATATGCGAACCAGCTTTCCGAGAACGGCATCAGGGTCGATATTAAGGATTTCAGCGATCTGGAAAATTTCGGGTTTGTCGGGTGTGATAACCTCGACCTTTATCCAGGAACTGGCCATCAGATCACCTCCGGAATACCAGAACCTTTCGCGGCTTCTTCCATGATTCGCTTAATCTCAGCCTGGCGCCGCAGACTGGTGTTGATGGCGCACTCCACGCAGTGGCCGTTATATACATAGCGCTCACTGTCATGACCGTGCTTACACGGTTTTCCCGTGTAATAACGCTTCAATCCTGCTTTCGCAGCCTCCATACGGGTTACGATCTTCATATTGATGCCTCATTACCGATTACTATTACGACAATATTCGGGCAGAGTGAAAAAAAGATCAACCACAAACGGATAATTATTACCTTTACGGTATCAATAGATATGAAAAGACCGCCAGAAGGCGGCCTTATGTGCGATTAAGGGGAGATCAGGAGTAGAAAAACGTGGCAAGCTCGGGCTTGGTCTTAACCCATCCGTGAGAACGGGCAGCCTTAAAAAGCCCATCCATCAGTCGCTTACCGGGTAATTTCCGCTTTCCTGTCAGGTGGGTCTGGATGTAATGACTGGTGGTCCCGGCCTCGTCTGCGAACGCTTCACGCTCATCAGGCGTTAATGCCAGCCAGTGCTTCTTGAAATCGAATTGAGTGTTCTCGTTCATGACTATTGCCTGATATTCATTTCAGATAATAAATATTCACCCATCAGGTAATAAAAATCAAGGTTTGTTACCTTTCAGGTGCATTTACCCCACAGGTAAAATCGCTTTAAATTGAATCACCAATTGATTCACATCCGAGAAATAACTTTCTGACATGAAAAGCATCCACGACGTTCGCCGCGAAAACCTGAAAGACGTAATTGACCGTGAGTTTAACGGCGTACAGTCTCGCCTGGCGGAAAGAATGGTGACGCAACCCAACCTGATTAACCGTTGGGCGAACGGGAAGAAGATTATTGGCGATCAGTCAGCGCGCAAAATTGAGAAAGCTGCCAATAAACCAACAAACTGGCTGGACATCGACCGCAGCCTTTCCATTCGTGAAGAGGAAAGCAAAGTGGACACTGGCGACGCGTGCGAGCTGGCCGCCCATAACCTTCGTGCGTGGATGAGTGAAAATCGTGAACTGTCATCACAGCAGAGACTGGCAGAAGCATCCGGCATCAGCCAGTCTTCAATCAACAGGATGCTTCGCAACGAGGTTTCGATCACCATTGCGAACCTGGACGCAATCGCCGCGGCGTTCGGTCGTCGTGGTTATGAACTGCTGATACCGCCTGACGACCCGGGCGTGATTAAATACGACCGCTCACGTTACGCATTGTTACCTAAAAGCGAAAAAGACAAGGTTGAAAGTTTTATAGACTTTGTGATGATCCAGAACGGTAAAAATCAGGACCAATAACCTTTAAATTCAGAAACTAAGCCGCCATTGAGCGGCTTTTTTATTGCCTTCATTGTTACCAATAAGGTAATTTTTTACGTTCATACCTATTGACATCAAATCACATACGCATAATTATTACCCTATCGGTAACAACGAAGAGTAACGATCATGCAATGGAAAATCATTAACGGATGGTACTGCATCACGGTTTCCGGGCTGATGAGTTGGAAGTTTAAGAGCCTGCGCGACGGCATCGAGTGGGCGTTTGTAACCAGAGAGGCCTGCAATGCGGCCAATGAAATGGGTGAGGTGAAGTGATGACTTTTTCACAGATTCAGCGGCTGAAAAAAATCATGGCCGGTTTCGACAAAGACTATGGCGCCACTAAAGAGGTTGATGCGCGTCAGGAAGAGTTGGATCAGGCGGTAAAGAACTACCAGATCCAGGACGTTTTACGCCAGCGCTGGGAAGGTTTAGGCATCCGCCGCGAAGTGATTGCAATGGTGTTCGACGATATCGAATTCGAAGAAACCCTGGGCGCAATGATGCGCGAACTTTCAGGGATCGCCGCCCGTTACGACCTGGCCGACAAAATCGACAGTGCGAGGGATGCAGCATGAAACCAGGCATCTATTTCGACATTAGCAACGAGGACTACCACGCCGGGGGCGGCGTGAGTAAGTCCCAGCTCGATATGGTGGCGCTGAACCCAGCGCTTCTCCAGTGGCAGAAATCAGCGCCAGTCGATACAGAAAAACTGAAAGCGCTGGACATGGGAACCGCCCTGCACTGCCTGCTTCTTGAGCCGGATGAATTCGATAAGCGATTCATCGTGGCACCTCAGTTCAACCGTAGAACCACCGCCGGTAAAGAGGATGAAGCCGCCTTCCTGCGTGATGTTGAAGGTATGGGCATGACGGTAATGGACGCAGAGCAAGGTCGCAAACTGCAGCTAATGCGCGAGAGCGCCCTGGCCCACCCGGCGGCGCGCTGGATGCTTGAGCAGGACGGCTATTGCGAAGCATCAATGTACTGGAATGACCAGGAGACGGGTGAGCTTTGTCGGATCCGTCCCGACCGCTATCTGAGCCAGCACCCGGTAATCGTGGATGTGAAAAAAGTTGCCGATATGGATCGCTTTTCGCGCCACGTAGAAGAGTTCCGTTATCACGTACAGGACGCTTTCTACCGTGAGGGCTTTAAGCAGGTAACAGGCGAATCCCCTGGTTTCTTCTTTATCGCCGTAAGCGAGACCATCGACTGCGGTCGCTACCCGGTGCGCGTGTTTGAACTGGATGCGCCGGATATCGACGCCGGGCACGCGTTGTTCCGCCGGGATCTGAACACCTATCACCAGTGCCGCATTTCAGATGAATGGGGCGGCGTGGAAACCATTAAACGCCCTGAGTGGGCTCGTAAACAGGACATGTACGTATGAGCAACGAAATCGCAACTATGAATTCGCCAGTAGATACAGCTATCGCTGGAACCGCTGCCACCATTTTTAGCCCTGAGGGTTTGAACCAGTTGATGAAGTTTGCCGAGGTTATGTCTCAAAGCCGAGTGACAGTACCGGCTCACCTCGCCGGAAAGCCTGCTGATTGCATGGCAGTGGCAATGCAGGCTGCTCAGTGGGGTATGAACCCGTTCGCCGTAGCCCAGAAAACACACGTTGTCAGCGGAACCCTGGGCTATGAAGCTCAATTGGTCAACGCAGTGATTACCACCATGTCACCAACAAAAGACCGTATCAACTATGAGTGGTTTGGCCCATGGGAGAACGTGATCGGCAAGTTTGTAGAGAAAACATCCCAGAAGGGCAACACCTACATTGCACCGGCGTGGACATTGAAAGATGAAGCGGGATGTGGCGTACGTGTATGGGCAACGATGAAGGGTGAAGATGAACCGCGCGTTCTGGAATTGCTCCTGTCTCAAGCCCAGGTTCGAAACTCAACACTTTGGGCGAGCGATCCTAAACAACAGCTTGCATACCTGGCAACCAAGCGCTGGTCACGCCTGCACTGTCCTGACGTAATCATGGGTGTTTACACCCCTGACGAACTACAGGAGGCGGCACCGCGCGTTGAGCGTGATGTTACTCCACCTCCTGCCACTGCATCCGGTATGAACAAGCTGATCAATGCGAAACCTGAGCAGAAGCAGGAAGAAACTAAAAAGCCAGCAGACGACCGGGATCCGGAAGAAATCCTGAGCGCGTTTTGCGATGCGGCAATGCGCTACAACACCGTGGCAGACCTGGACAAGGCCTACAAATACGTAGCGAAGCACCTGGTCAATGATGATGACCGCCTGGCAAAGGCCACTGACGTCTACACCATCCGACGCGATGAGTTAACAGACGTTCCGATGTAACACCACCGCGGCGCCGCGTGCGCCGCACTTAAACCAAAGAGAGGTATCTATGAAAGGTGCATTAGGCAAAAAGGAACTCCTGGCGGTGGTGCCACTGTCGTGGAGCACGATTGACCGACTTGAGCAGGAAGGTAATTTCCCTAAGCGCTGGTACATCACCGATAAGCGCTGCGCCTGGACTCAGGAAGAAGTAGAGCAGTGGCTTGATAAGCGCAAGGCGGAAAGCCCTGAGGTTTACACCGGAAAAAAGCCCCCGGTTGAGCTTCGGAAGTACCGCCCGGTGAGTAGCGCAGCATGAGAACGCTAACCCGCCACTGGAAACGCTGGTCAGGTTGGTACGTTTATCTGGCCACAGTATTCGCCTGGCTGACATTGCTGGGCGTCATCCTCACAACAGAAGGGTGGTTGAAATGAGCCAGTCAGTGAAGATGCAAAGATATCACCAGGACTACGCGTCACAGCGACGCGTGGAAAAGGTGATAGCCACTAGCCCGGCAGCGATGGAGATCGAGAAGAAAGCGCTGAGCCGGGAGCGGCAAGGCCAGTACCGTATTGCTGCGCGTCTGTGGCTTGAATGCCTGGATGTTGCTGTTGGCGAAGTGGAACGTGCGCGGATCGCTATCCGCCGTGACCAGTGCATCACCAAAAGCAATGGCCTGCGCCGCGGTGATTACTCAGGCGTTTGTGCAACGTGCGGGGTGATCTATGACTAACGCAAAAGACAACATCCGCGTAGGCCGCATCATCATGGTTTACTCGGAGCAAAAACAGGGATGGATTGCCCCGGGCGGCCGGGTGATTCGAAACCCACTGAAAGCTCAGCGACTGGCTGAAGAATTAAACGGTAAGAAGGTGGCAGCATGACTGACTACGGTGGAAGTAAAACGCCTGAATCTCTGCGTGATACCTGGCGCACGCCTCCGGAAATTTTCGCAGCTCTGAATGCTGAGTTTATCTTCCAAATGGACGCAGCGGCATCGGAACAAAACCGTCTTTGCCGCCTGTTTATCTCGGAAGAAGAGAACACGCTTACCACGGCATGGTCACAGGCTATGGGTTATGCGGAAGGTTATGTATGGATGAACCCACCATATAGCGACATTGGACCATTTGTTGATAAAGCCGCGCATGAAAATAAATGGAGCCGGATCGGATGTGTCATGTTATTGCCAGCGGATACTTCTGTCGGCTGGTTTATTCAGGCGATCGAGACGGCAAGCGAAGTACGGTTTATTACTGGCGGCCGCCTGTCATTCATTGATGCAAACGGGAAGGCGGTTTCAGGAAATCCAAAAGGGTCAATGCTTATTATCTGGCATCCGTGGCCGCGTACACATTGCCACTTCTCCACAGTTAAGCGTGACGAACTGATGCGTTTCGGCGCTCATATTATTGAGAAAAGGAACGCAGCATGACCCGACATGAAGCCGAACGCTATGAAAAAGAAAGCGTAATGCGTGCTGGCGGCATAGGGATCTCGGCTGCGTTAATACCTGAATGTTCAGCATTAGCACTGTTAACCGCCGTGCTGCGCAACGCGCCGCTGGCACCATCTGATAACCAGGGGAAGATCCGCAATGAGCCTGAAACACCAGTTGCCTGAAATGCAGCAGCGCATGGACCCTGCGATGCTGGCAGCAGCAGCCGATGAATATGCCGATCTGCTAATCACCATGTGCCTGTGCATGAAGCTGGCCGGGCCCACCAGGGCGAATATTCGCGGTTGCGCGTTATTGCTAAAGAAAAGGCTTGTGACACGTCACAGCCAGTCAGCTCTCGATAGCATCCTGAATAGCTGGGATCCTGTCGGGCAGTTTCTGAGCCTGCGCCGTGAAGCAAACGAGGCCGCCGCCAGCCAAGGCGAACCGGCAGACTATTTTATTTAGCCGCCAGTGGCGGCTACTTCCCTTCCATCCACTTCTCAAACTTCACCGGCGAGAAAGGAATTAAATCGGCGTGCTCCCCTGCTATCCAGGCATCAACCATATCGGCCCACTGCTGTAGCATGTAAGTGCGCTGCCTGGCGTACTCCGCTTTGTTATACACCGCTCTTACGCCCTTCTGTTCGTGCGCCAGCGCTTTCTCTATCCAGTCGGATGGATATCCTGCCTCATGCAGAAGCGTGCTGGCCGTGCGGCGCAGGTCATGTACTGCGAAGTGCTCAAGCCCAAGGCCTTCGCGCTGTGCTGTTTCTACGGTCGTATTAATTAACCTGTTTAATGCACCGTTGGATAACGGTTTGCTGACTGAGTAGCGCCCGGGTATGAGATATTCACTACCACCAGCACACATTTGCAGGCCGACCATCAGATCCTGGGCCTGAGTTGGCAGATAGATTACGTGGGAACGACTGCCCTTCATGCGCGCCGCCGGGATCGTCCAGGTGCATTTTTTGAAATCGACTTCTTTCCAGGTTGCCTCTGTAAATTCGCTTTTGCGAACCAGCGTCAGCAGCACCAGCTTAAGCGCCAGCTTCATCGTTGCCATGGCCCCGACATTATCCAGCGTGCGAAAAAATATCCCCACCTCTTCAGGCTGAAGGCAGCGCTCACGCGGTTTAAACATGGCGATCGATGATGGTTTGATGTCGGACGCCGGGTTGAACAGTCCATGCCCGCGGTCATTCGCGAACCGGTAAACGCTGCTGATTATCTCCCTGGCCTGGACTGCCGTCGCCCGACCGCCGCGCTCGACTATTCGATCGCACAGGTCGCGCACCATCGATGTTGTGATTTCCGCCATCATCTTATTGCCCAGCACCGGCATTATGTCCCGGTCAATTACCGACTGTTTCATTGCCCTCGTACTGTCTGCCAGTACAACATGCCGCATATAGGCGTCGGTATGTACCGCGAAAGTTTCGGCGCCGCGTATCTTTTTGATACCGTCACGTTTCGCCGCAGACGGCGACTGGCCTGCCTTCAGTAGCTTTTTGGCGGATATTAGTTCCTCTCGCGCTTCTGCAAGGCTGATACCGTCACGACCGTACTGTCCGATCACCAGCGTTTCACGCCTACCGTTAATGCGATAGTCATAGCGGAACGAGACTGATCCCGACGTGAGCACGGCAACGTAGAGCCCGTCACGGTCAGAAACTTTATAAATTTTGTCCTGAGGCTTGAGGTTTTTCAGTTTTGTATCGGTAAGCACATTTCACCCGTGAGGCATCCCTTATTTGTCGGTATGAGATTATACCTTACGGGTAATACCGTCACGCGTACCGTCAAAAAATATGAGGTAGAGTGAATAGATATGAATAGATAAAAACAAAAAACCCTCCGATAAACAGAGGGTTATTTATGGATTTGAATAGAAATGATTAGCTATGAACTAGCTGTAAATCATTCCCACTCAATTATTTACGGACAGCATAAGCAATTGACTGACAACAACTTTCCTTAAATGTATTTTCACCGTACCGTTTTATATACCGTCACCGGAAATCAGTACCATGAAAAATGCCATGTCACCGGGTCAGTGAATCGTACTGCTTTTCACAGACTCTTCCGGCTTCGGCTGCCCGATCAGCGTACTCTGCCAGTTGTCGGTTTCGCTCGAGAGATTTGCTGAGCACGTCGGCAAGCAAAACTCCGGTGTCTGCGGCTGACGCCCCATCGCCGACAGTGGCGTTATACTGCCTGAGCTGATCACGGATGGCAACGAGCTGTTGCTGCAACCTGCCAGCGCGAGCGGCAGCATCAAGAGCATCATTGCGCGCCTGGTCAATCCTCTGCTGCGCTTCACGTTCATTGGTCGCTTTCTCCTGTTCGTCGTGCTGACGAGCTTTATCATCTTGGGCTTTACGGTCTGTCTTTGCCTGCTCATAGCCGGCGGCATACTGCAGGTCACCGTGAACATTCCAGGCAACCACACCGATGACAACCAGCGCAGCAAGCATCGCCATGATAAGCAACTGTTTCCAGTATGCTTTGACAAATGCCCAGATCATAACAGCGCCTTACAGGCAGCACCGTAACGCGATCGCCGGTCGTCGATACCGTTCTGGCCACCGTTGATAATCTGCGTGACGCGCACCAGGTCGCGTGGATACTTCATACAACCTTTACTGGCGAAGAACCACGCCGCGCTGCGGGCCGCGTATTCATCCTGCGCCAGCAGTTCAGGCTGCGCTACCAGATCAACCTTCAGACCGTTGCCGCAATCACGATAATTCGTCAGGCCGGTGATCTGTATGAGTCCGCGCCCCCGGTAATTCCAGCCGTCGCCTGGTCCGTTGTTCCCCATGCGTTTGCTGTAAACCAGATTGGCAATAGCGCGCTGGCGCTCGAGTGGCAGCGATGGTTCACCCTGCCTGCGGCCTAATGCGTTGGCCTGCGCCTGTGTTAAGCGTCCGGCACGTACAAACCCGGCGAGTCCCGCCACGCTGTAATTCATGCTTTCCACCAGGCGGGAGAAGCTACCGCTTTCGTGTCCTGCCTGAGCAATAAACATTGCCTGATCGTCAGGTTTAATAATGCCAAACTCCTTCATGGCGGTGGTGATGTGCGGATGCCAGCGTTTAGCCAGCTCAGAACTGATCCCGGCGGCGCGTTGAAACTGAGTAATATCCATCGTCATGACCTCGACATTTTAAATATTTGCACCACATTCCCTTTTGTCTTTATCAGGGCAGCCAGGAACACAGCTTTTAGAATCACTTCAGACCAGTCGGCAGAGATGTAATACCCGTAGAAAGTCCTGATCGGGACACTGGCGGCCACGACAATTAGCAGGTAGGCCAGCCATCCGCCCCACCGGCGGTGGCGGGCACCATCCCGGCGGAATAAAAGAACACGGACAGCAATGCCCGCGCAGATGATGGCGTTGATAAGCAGAAGCACTTCATGACTGATCATCGTTTTTACCTCCCGGAATTAAATCTCGCGGATTGTCAGAACGGTGATATAGCCAGATGCCAATGCGGACAGCGACGATAGAGGACACGAAAGCGCCGACAGAGAAAACAATACCTGCCTCGAATGAGTCTTTCGTGATTGTGGGGATCAGGCTTGCCAGGCCTATGATTATTGATGCCGTGGCTTTGTAGAAAAGAAGACCACATAAAAAACTGAGCAGGCTTAGTAACAGGCGCCGCCGTATTGGATACTCCACGGCAGAGGTAACAAAAATCACCGCTCCGGCAAGAGCGCCAAGCGCCACCTCCGGAGGAACGCCGACGAAAACTGATGCCAGCGCTCCAACGCTAAGCCCCTGATTCAGCGTATCCGCTGTTACATGGGACATGTTAACCACCGTTTAATGTGCATAAAGAACCCCCTAAGTTGTTGAGTTCATCATACACAATAAACCGTATTCGGTTAATTGTTACCATCAGTAAACTACAGAATTTTCATAAGCGCAATCAGGCATGCATACGGTGTAAGCTACCAACTGGTTTTTTGTCATGGTAGAATCGCGCCACCTGATGATATCAAAAGAAAACCATCATGAATTCACTATACTTGTTAATTGCAATAATTTTATCTACAACATTAATTTCCTCTTTTGCATCGTATTATATGGCGCATTTTTTCAAGTTTGAAGTTTGGTATTCAAGAGATATAGCTTTATATATTTCTTCATCATGTCTCTTTTATATATTATGTGAAGTGAAGGCTGTAAAATATAATAGACTTGTAACATTTGTTAGCAAAAACAGCTATTCTACATACTTGTTGCACATGGCTATAATTTATATTATAGTATTTGCGTCAGGAAGTGCATTAAATTATCTATCGTATAAGATAATTGTTTCAATATTAATTATTATTACTTCATTCTTCGTTAGCTATCTACTGAATAAGACCCCCATTAAATTTATTCTACAATAAAAAATTTTGACAACGGTTTATCCCCGCTTGCGCGGGGAATACTTTTACTCATGGATGCCAGTTCTAGCGTTTCACTTTGTGGCGCTAACCGAAGATGTATTTTTACCTAGTTAGCGGTGGTATTATTATTTACTTTCCAACTTTTCAATCCTTGATATTAAATCCTGCAACGTTGAGACTATAGGTGAAATGAACTGGTCATATCGCAGGCCAAGAGAGCCGTCTTCGGCTTCAACATATCCGCCAAAATCACCAGTACCTAATCTATCGAGCAAAGCCTTAACTTCCTGCGATATAAAACCGTAGTGAGTGCGTTTACCCTGAACAGGTGTTACTACAGTTTTCTTTTTGGGAACCTTAACAGTTTCCATTTTAGGGACAACTGCTGTCTTCAAAAAGTTGCCGTCTTCGTCGTATACAGGTATTGATTCAAAAACAGGTTTATCAACTTCTACCTGTTTGTAACTGCGGATGATTCTTACCACTCCATCAACTTCAACTCTTTCATGAACTTCTTCGGTTTTTAAAGCTTTTTCTGTAACCTGTTGCTCTATTTCCTCAAACCCGTCGTCAATTTCTTCAATTAAATTAGTGCCGACTTTGAACTTGTATGAAACAGGGCGCAATCCTTTGATGAAATCTGTAGATAAATTACTATCTAAAATATCAAACTTTGCGTTAAAATCAGATGTTTGCACCGTTCCATTAGCAGCCCATACTGACGAAGGTCGAGCGTTCGGTCCACCATTTGTATAGGCATTATCGACATTGAACATTATCGCTGCGTTTGGTCTTATAACGCTATTGAACTGAATGAAGCCATTCCCTTTCGCTGCGATATTCATGTTAATGTTTGTGTTAGGGCCGATAGCAGTTAATGACGGGGAATCCCCTACATTAGCGCTATCAAATCTGAAACGGTTGACGTCGCCAGTTGAGGCTGCGCGATAACCAAATTCGGCCGCTGCGCTCCCATATTTACCACCAATTGTAACCAGTCCATCACCAGCTATAGTTATGGATTTTCTGGCCTGACCATCTGTATCCCATCCTGAACCAATAAAGATTGGTAGCTGAGATGGACCACCAGAAGCAGCATGAAGGTGATAATAACCTTTGTTATAGGCGATAAGACTTATATTTTCCTCATACCCTGCGCCAGATATTCGATGCAAACGGAAAGCTGCCGCTAAATCATCTACTGTCCATGACCAAAAATAATCTACATTTGTCAGGCTTCCCATATCATTTCTAAGAACTACATTTCTTGTATCAATAAAACTGTCAATGTAGTTAACGATACCATTTACCACAATTCTTGTGGGAACAGCAAAATTAAACGGATCACCATATGTGCACGTTAGATTTTTACCGTTAACGTTGCATTTGCCTTTACCCCAATTATAAGTGCATGTATATGTTTCTACCCCTGAAAACGTGGGGGCATTAGTAACTGTAAAACTTCCGGTTGACACAGTTTCAACAACGTATGCGCTGTCCTTAATCCAAACTATCTGGCCAATGTCTTGGGTCTGTAAACTAGCTCCTATTTGGATAGTTATCGTTTTACTGCCAGATGTAAAACTGCAACGTCCTGCACGGCAAGATGGCATCAAAGCGTGCTCAGCAGAAGAAGGCCAGCGTGAAGGGGTTTCAACAGCCCATCCATCATAACCATCCATATGATGTATCATTCCTTCTGAACCGAATTTTGCACCACCAGCACCACCTATTTGCAATCCAGACGGACCAGAGTCAGAGGAACCTACTTTAAATAATTTCCCCCATCGAATATCCTGTTGTCCAACCGTTGAACCCATATCAATAAATGGAACTCCGTCTGAACTTGTTCCAGCAATTACCGCGCGCTTAAGGTATCCAGTGCCAGAGAATGAAATTCTATCAGCGTATAAAGTGAGTCCCTCAGCATCTATGACGCTGTTTATTGTATAATTTCCTGATGGTGCAAAAGCAGATCTCTTACCTTTAAGGTCTGTTATTAAATTCTGCCACTTTGCAGATTCGTCAGTGCCGTCACCCATAATCCCATAATCACGGACATTAATGAAATCAGTGTTTTTATCATGCTGAGTCCTGGCAACGGCACCCGCATAAGGCTGTTTAACAGATATAAGAGCATCACCCTTCGTATCCTCTGCACTTGAAAGTTGCAGCAGAACATCAGCCGCACTACCACTGGAAGGGATGGAAACAATGGGATTTCCCAGGCTGTCAAACGCTAAAACTTTATTTTGACGAAGCGATGCCGCCGGAAGCGATGGAATACTTTCCGGTGTGCGAACAGTCTTGCCAAGGTTTGCAGCTGCCAGAGTGTCGACGTAGTTTTTTGTAGCCGCGTCCTGAGGCTGTGACGGGTCACGCAAATTCCTGATGTAGTTATTCAGCGCGTCATACCAGTTCGCAATACTGGAAGGCTTACGAAGGGCCAGCCGGAACATACTGGCAACCTGCTGAATCAGCATCGTCAGTTTATCGAATGCATCTTCATGCACCTCAGCGAAAAACTTACCCTGATTGCGCAGGTCTGTTTCCTGCGTTGCCTCCAGCTCGCGGGCAATCGATATTTGCCAACCGTTCGCCAGCGGCGAGGTAAGAACAACACTTCCGCCGTTAAAGCCACCAGCGTTCGTCACGGTGTAGTCAGTATCCAGCACCAGTACCGTGATGTTTTCGCTCAGGTCAATCACTGAAACGGTAAGGTCTGCTTTCTTGAAAATTCGGAAGGTGTAAGGGAATGATGTCGTAACGCCGTTCCCGGTGTACTCGTTGTGGTTAACTTCGGTCGAGACCGTCATCGTCAGTTCTCCAGATGGATGCTGCACCCGGCGCGCACGCATCTCTGGTATTTTATAACCTGACAACCCACATATGAATCAAACACATCAAAATGCATGATATTATTACCTTGCAGGTAATTGATGTAATGCTGGATAAAACCCTTACCTTTTGATATATGTATATCCATACAGTGCATTCATGGAGACGATGTTATGCCACGCCCTTACGACAAGCCGCTTAAGGATGGATTTTCCAAAGAAGTACACACGCCGGGAGGCGTTTTTTCCCTTGTAGAGAATTCCCAGCTTATGGAGTTACTCAGAGAACTGGCTGATGACGGGCATGACGTCGGCGGCGCGATGGCCGAACTGGTAGCGCTGATCAACTACGTGGTAAGCACCAAAATGTCACTCGACGATGTGGCTACGCACCTGGATTACTGCGCGGCGATTGTCAGGAAACAAACCAGATAAGACTTGATTTACTTAACTTTACGTGTAATTGTTACCTTTAGGGTGCATTTACTTTATCTGCACACTGCGCCATAGTAGTTATGCACCAGCAAAATCTGGTGCCGGGATTGGCGTCCCGAATACTACAAAGGCGCATAGGCCGCGCAAGCGGTTTTTTTTATGCGTGATGCACAGCATACATTTTATGGTGGGCTGTGTGGGGGCACCGAAAGGTGCGCCGGGTCCTTTGTAGCCGGTTACGCCAACCCTGCACAGCTCACCACCATCCGATTGGCGTCGGACGTGGTGATTAACCGATACTACAAAGGTGATCCCATGAACACGAAACCTTCCGTTTTTTCCTTCGAATCTAATGCTGAAATTCGCACAATCATAATTGATGGAAATCCGTGGTTTATCGCACTGGACGTATGCCACGCTCTTGGAATTTCAAATAACCGTGATGCAATGTTGAAGCTGGATGATGACGAAAAGAATACCGTCGCTTTAACCGACGGAAATCGTGGCAATCCTAATACGCTCGTCATCTCCGAGTCCGGCCTTTACACACTGATCCTACGTTGTCGCGATGCCGTCACACCTGGCACAATCCCCTATCGCTTCCGCAAATGGGTAACCAGTGAAGTGCTGCCGCAGATCCGCCGCACGGGCCGCTACGTTCGTGAAGAGTTATCGCCGGCTGATAAGGCGCAGAAGGTTGTTGCCAGCTTCATGCCAGCCATCCTGGAAGCGATGAAGACAGAGAGCCATCATACATACGACTACCCACTAAAACCGGGATACCGGGATTTTATCCACTCGCCTGAAGGTGTGGTTGGCCTGGCGGAATACTCAATGCTGATGAACATGCTACGCCAGATGGAGGAAGACGGTCACGACGTTTCCGGCGCGGCGGCGGAGTTCACCACCATGGTGAATTACATTGTTGGGGCCAGTAAATGCCTGCGCGATATCCAGACACATGCTCAGTTTATCAACAAGAGCGCTGGTGAGTTCTGATTGAAGGCGCAGGGATGCGCCGTTGTTGAGATGTGAGCATCACTGTGGCTCACGCTGATTCACTTTGCATAATTGATATTATTTGAGTAATATTACCCAAAAGGTAATTCAACATTTTGTTGAGTTAATATGCGGAGATGTCCATGTCAAAAATAGTTGCTCTGATTGCGGCTGAAGAAAAAGGCAAAAAGCCTTCTATTCGCAAGCGCAAGCTGAAAGCTAGGATTGGCTTGCGCAGAACTCACCGTATGACTAATTTTGATGCCTTGGCAAAAAAGCTTGGCTATCAAATAGTTCGTGGCACACATGTGGTATTTCGCTATCCACCAGCTACTGACGTTTTGAAAGATGCAGGTTCTGCTGAGGCTGGCAATGTTCCTCGAGTGAAAGCGTTATCCTTCACTGAAGCCTGCAAAATTTCTCGTGATTTATCTGATGCGCGTGAAGAACGCTTGAAGAGTGCCTGCTTCGATGGCCCTGAATAAATTTTCTGGCAGCATCTACTCTGAGTCCCAATTCAAAACTGATGCTACGTTAAAGGGTTTTAAAGATTCCTTTATTTATCATTGGCGATTCGGTCACCACCCTGATTTTGGCAAGGATACTCTTTTTCACAAACCACCTTGCGTTTATCCTATCCATTTAAGAAAAGTGCATGTAAACATTGGTTTATACACTAATGCCTACGGCTTTAGTGGAACTCAGGAGTGCTGGAATAACTGGACCACCGGTCGTTATGGGCCTGGTGGTTATGAAAAGCAAATCCCTACTTCTGATGCCTATTTAATCTACGCAGTATGTGAAAATAGAAATGCCGGAGTTTTAGATTTTTGGTTCCCTCCGGCCCATAAGGAAGCAGAATTTGAGTCTTCTGTTCAATTTGTAGCAGAGTTAGCAGATAAATTCTACGAATCGATCTCTGGGAGACCTATGGGCAGAGATAAGAACCCATGGCATCAGGATTACCAAGTTAAGAAGCCCGCATAGCGGGCTTTTTTGTGGGCGCAACGGCGGCCTATTTATAGGCATCCCTTACAAATTGTTCGACTGATTCACGGTATGGCTTTCCATATTTGTTAATGCAGTAAATATTTAATCTACTCAAGGCAGAATTGCACTTGTCCAGACTAGAAAAGCAATACAATCCACCAGCACCAATCACAATTCCAATTAAGTATTCTCTATCTCCTAAGTGAAAATAAAAGTTTGCAAAAAAATAGATCACTGCAAAAATAGTTATGCATATGCCTATTGCAGCCTTTCTTTTGTAACCGTAATAATCACTTTGAATTTCTAATAATTTTTCATCAGCCATTTTTTTACCTATCGCGGCGTAAAATCCTGCGGTCGCCACCAGTATGTTTGATTGAATTCCTTCTTCGATCTCTGTTCCACCTTTCGGAGGTAACCAGGAGAGAATATTTCCTGTAATTGATTAAAAAACATATGATCCAGCGCAGCCTTAGCATACCAAAGGTTTGCTCCAGGGATCATTCCTTTCCCAAGTTTAACGAGATCACCGCCAGTCTGTTCTGATTTTCCTTCCACCGCATTAAGTGGGATACCCTGACCAATTTTTACTAAGTCGTCTACCAGACCAGCCACTGGGCCGAGCATAGATGCCAGTGCACCACCACCATAGCGAGTATGATCGGACAGCAGGAAGTCGCCATATAAACCGAGACCCCCGCCTTTCAACAATGCACCGAGCCAGAATTTTGGCGCATCCTCGCCGGTCATCTCACGCGGGTTACGTCCGGATGCCATATCGTTGAGTTGCTGCGACAGTGCGCCAAGAACTGTAGTACTGGCTAAAAACGTCGCTATATATGCTGCCCGCCCACCTGCGGAAGGCATCCCCATTGCGCGCGACCAGTGCCGCATGACAACAGAGATTGGGAACGACTTAAACAGGAATACGCTTCGAACAAGCTCACCTTTAACTGTCCCGCGTTGCAGGCCGCCACCGGTGATCATCCGTTCCCTGGCGCCAGGCGTAATCACCGCCATGTCAACCTCTTCCGCCACGGCCCCAAGCAACTTACGCATAGCCTCGAATTTAACGCGCTCCGGTGCGCCGAGGTGCTTCACCGCGTCGTCAGGAATACGCATAATGCTCTCCGGCGTCAGCATGGTGTTGTTGCCTTTCCCCCAGTCTTCCTGGTCTGCCAACTTCCACACGCTGAAATCCTGTTCGGTAATGCCCTTGCTTTTCAGAATACGGAAATCGGCGTCATCGAGGCTGCGCAGATCCGGCGATCGTGAAACGACCTCGCCCAGGCTTCCCATCATCGTTACGCCGTAAGCGCGTTTGTGCGCATCTGACCATGCGGTAAGACCGCTGGCCCGCATTACTGCTGTGGCGGCCCACCGCGCTTTAGACGGTCCCATATTATCCATTGCCCAGCGGTTAACGCTGCCCAGCAGGGATTCCATCGCCAGACCGGCGCGGCGCGCGCGGGCCAGCTCAGTGCGGTTTGTCGGATCCATCGCTTCAAGCTGGTTGCGGAAAAGCTGGTTCATCGGCAGGTTAGTAACCTTCGCTGACAGATACATGGTGCCCAGGTCAGAGAACGACGCCAGCAGCGCGGAACCAAGTCGGCTCGCCACCAGCCAGTTACGGATATTGTCAGACCACTGCGCGATATGAGGGTTAGCAATTGGCTGCGTTTTGCCAGAAATAAAGTTGTAAAGGTTCTCTGTACTGTTCGCCTGGCGCTTCACTTGCCCGGTGCGTTGCGGGTTCGCCGTAGCGGTTTCTGCTGTTACCTCATCGAGAATTGACCGGAAAACATGATCCGGGTTTGGGCCGTAGGTTTCTACCAGCGCGATATCTTTGCTGATGCCCTCCAGGTGCCCTATCATCACTTCCCACAGGGAGCGGTCACCGTACTGCCGCTGGTACTCCAGATACGAATCAGCGTCTTTAAAGTGGATCTGGCGTGACGCATTTCCTCGATTGGCCCGTGCTCCGGACAGGCGCATACCGGAATCGCTCAGTTTGTTCAGGCCGCCGGTAGCGATCGTGTTGTATGCCTCGCCGAGAAACGCCGTAACCTCCGCGTCGCTCATCAGCTGGCCATCCTCCTTGATGTAATATTTACGGTCCAGTTTGCCGATCACGTCGCTTACCCACTGCTCGCGAGTCGCGCGCCCCACTTTTTCCATTGAGTGGTGTTGAGGAATGCCCCAGTTTTCCAGATAGCCGATATCACCGCCTGCATCGTTGAACCGGCGGCGCAGTAGTTCAGTAACGTCAGCCCAGGCCTTTGCCCCCTTCTTCGCTTTGACGTTGCCTGTGTCCTGCCCGCGAATTTCGAATACCAGATCACGGACTCCCTTTTCATCTTCGAAAAAGTGGAAAAAGCGTGGATCAACGGCTTCAAACGCTTCCTGGATCTGGCTGAGCGCATAATCACGCGTGGCCTTTCCGCGCGACTCGACAGACAGGAAATTTGATTTGCCGTCAGCACTGAATGCGATGGTGCGGTTAAGCGCGCCCAGCTTCCCGTCGGTGCCCTGGTAGCTGTTAATGAATGCATCAAGGCGCTGGCGTGCGGCAATGGTAAGCGCAACACGGCGGCGCTTAAGTCCTGCTTCCTGCTGCAATTCGTCCGCCGCCAGTTGCCCGGCGCGGCGCAGCCGTTCCGCATCGGTCATTTGCCGCCATGACGCCGGATCGTTGCGGGCAAGCTGGCGCATATTGCGATATATGCGGTCTTCGATATTCTGGATTTCGCGCGCGGTAAGGGTGCGCTGTGCGGCCTGCTGTACTGCGTTGATACATTCCTGGCGCATGAAAATTTATCCTCTCAAGAAACATGCCACGGCCACATCAAACAGGCCTGAATCCTGAATAGCCTGCTCGTTCTCGCGTTTGGCCTCTTCCAGCACTTCGCGGGCGCTGCGGGACTGCGGGTTACCGTCATCATCCAGCACCGTGATCAACATATCCGGCGACGCCGCCAGTGAATCTTCCGCAAACTGAAGGTCAATGTCATGGACGGATTGCTGGTCAACCTGAGTTAATGTGCGGGTGTTATTGAACGGAGCTGCTTCATTGGCGGTTAGCACTTCAGGCGTTTTGTAGTAGGCCATCGCCTGAGTATTCAGATCCGTTTCAGCCTGCTGCCTGCGCGCCAGTTCCGCACGCGCCTCAAACTTAGCGCCACCGGGTTGGTGGGGAGCCAGATCCGTCCGGGCAGTTTCCAGTCTGGCGGTGGTTTCAGTAATGCGTTGGTCTACCGCCCGCAGTCGTGCCTGCTTATCAGCCCTTGCCTGTGCCAGTTCTTTACCACTTCCGCCAGGTTCCTCTGCCAGGATGGCAGCGCGATCAGTATTAAGGTTTTCCAGGATACGCTCACTATTGGCGATCTCAGACTGAAGCGCTTTACGCTCACCCAGCGGCAATACCTGGGCGGCCTGTTCTTCCAGAATTCGTGTCTCCACGGCGCGCGAAGTCGCCCCATCTTCGGCGGTAAAAAGAGCTTCATCTATAGCCTGAGATATCAGGTTTCGCCTGCCGGGCACGGCGCTGAAATCGGCAGCCTCGGCGATGCTGGCGACGTCAACGCGATTTCCCTCACTCACATCGCGCATTGCTTTTTGCAGTGCCTGAATATGGGCGTTACGCGACAACACATTAACCGGTACGCCTGGCGCCACGTCGAATTCAGCGTGCTGCGATGCGTTGGCTGCCAGCGCCGCATCCACATCAGCGGGCGCAAATTCCGGCGGGCGAACGGTTTCGCCACGGGAATTCACGAAGCGACCTATGCCACCGAACGCAACGCCCAGCACCGCATCGATCGCCAGTGCCTGGCGGTCAAATACATCGTACTGCGCTGCCATCTCATCATAACCGCCGCTCCGCAGCGTTGAGGCAGTGAGACCGCGCTGAGCCATGCCGAACGCAACGTTTGTTCCGGCGGCGTAGGCGATATCCGGCGCGGCGCGGGCAGTAGCCGCCAGCACGTTACGCGCGGCGCTTTCACCGCCGCGGGCAATCTGCGCGCCAATACTTTCCGCCAGCGCGCCGCCAGCGCGCAGGCCCAGGCTCATTGGTATCAGCGTGCCAGCACCGGCGGTAATGCCGTGAACCAACGCCACATCCTGAGCCGTGGACACATCAACGCCAGCAGCGCGGAGTCGTTCGAACTCTGAAAAGCCCTGTCCGGAGGTTACAGCAGCAGCACCAACAAGAGGCCCGCCAAGCACTGTACCCACCACCGCCTGCGATCCCATATCAAACAGACCGTTAAGAACCTGCCCGGCTGTGCCGGTTGTGGCGGCGTCTGGCGTGAGCCGCTTTACCTGCTCCTGCGCCAGTTTTCGCTGTTCGGCGATAAACTCCTGTGACGTGTCACGAACTGGCGTGTTTTCGTTGATGAACTGCGCGATCGGAGAAACAACGGTATCAACACCAGCCCAAAGCAATTGATCTGGTTTCGCCACCAGACCCGAATAAAGCCCGGACAGCGCCGCACCTCCGGCATTGTCAAAGAATCCAACATCGTTATCGCCAGATACACCAGCCGGATTTGACGCGGCAGTATCCAGTTGCTGGTTCTGATTTACCGTATTGAGCCCGAAATAACTCATTGTGGTATGCCTCCTGCAAAGCGCTGGCGCTGCTGAGTAAGGTCAAGGATCACCGGTGTTCCGTCATCCTTCAGAAGGTAGCCGGTGCCGAGTTTAATCAGGTACTGGCTGTCACCGTAACTTTGCAGACCATACTGGCCTTGCGGTGCATTGATACCGGCTTTAACTATCTGGTTTTCCCACGCCTGGTTCACCTGCTTATCAAATTGCTCGGACGACATTCCCCACGGCAGCAATACGTTGCCCATGCCGTTGTAGTCGTACGTTCCGCCGGTAGCTACGTTGATCGCCTGCTTCCATACGCTGGCATCAAGCTCACCTGAGAAATCACCCTTTTTAGCCATGACGCCAGCGTAATAATCTTTCGCCACCTCATAAGCCATTGTTGCGCCCTGCGCGTCACCGGAAAATGCATCCTGTACCGTGTCGGTAAATTCCAGGCGCATGTCGGTTTCTTTCGGCATCACCATACCTTTCACATCTTTACTGCCTTTGCGTGCCGCTGCACCAGCCAGGATTGTCTGTGCCGCAATGTCAGGAGACACGTTTACATCAGGGTTAAACCAGTTTTTTTCCGCCACCATGCCGCCAGGCTTATCCATCAGAATGCCAGCCACAGCCGCCGACGGCGCGTTTACGCTGATCTGCTGTAGTGCGGCCATATAGGTTTTACCGCCACCAGTGCTTTTATGAATGGCGTCAAGATAAGCGGACTGCTGGGAGACTGGCGCGTCGCGGAAGAATGCGCCGATCTGGTTTGCCTCATCTTTGGAAAAGAAGGTCAACGGCGTGTCGTATGACTGCGCCAGGCCTTCAACCTGCGAAGCGCGGATGGCGATTGTTTCGGCGAAACCAGCCTGGTCGTTAAGGTTGATGGGCTTTGACTGCCCGGAAGCAAGGGAGAACTGTACCGGATCTGCCTGCCTCTGGCGGATAACCTCACTGGACGCCCGCACAACGGCGTCATACGTCTGGGCGCGCGCTGCATACCCTTCTCCTGTTTCCCCGGTGCCAGGCTCAAGCCCCTTAACGGCAGACTCAATACTTTTGGTTGGGAGTGTGCGAAACGCGCCGATATACTGGCCGGCGATCTGGTTATTGCGGAATTCTGTGTAGCGGGCATTACCCTCGCGCACCCCGTAAGCCGCCATAAAATCGGTCTGTGACGGTGCGTCGGGAAACTCAACACCGCGCTGATATGCAGCATTGGCATCACGCACGCGGCCATCCAGCAAGGCCCGATATTCGGCCTGCTGCTGGTTGCGCATCTGTTCAGACTGGCGCAGGAAAGCAGCCTGCGCCTGTGGGCTTGCCGCGTCGAATGCTGCGTTACCGGTATAGCGCTTGTTGGTGGAGGGAAGATCCGCGATACCCAGCGCGGCATTAACGCCAGTGCTGAGTTGTTGTGCATCGTATGGCTGCTCGCCGTTTTCGTGATGGATTATCGCAGCGCAGAGCGCTTTCAGAGTGTCAGGATCTGAGGCATTAACCGGCTGATTTGGTTCAACGCCAAGTTGTGCGCTCACGGCCTGGATATAAGAGGCGGTATCATTGTTATCTTCAGGCGGTGCCCAACGGTTGATGATGTCGTTAACCGTGTCCACGCCCTGTTTCTGGTAGGAAATCAGGTTGCGACCCAGCGCCCGTATACCATGCTCAGGCGTCTCGAATTTGGCAAATCGACCATCACTACCCGCTTGCCCTACCCACGGGTTAGTGTCGCTGTACTCAAGGTTGCCGGGGTTATTGTTGCGGATGCCACGAACACCCGCGGCACCACCTGATACCGCACGGCGAGAACCGGCAGTTGTGTCGCTCAGCTCGCCGTTGCTCTCGATAAACCCGATCGCGTTATTGGCAGCCCATTGGGACAGCGCGGCATCTGCCGACTTCTCTTTGAATTCGATTTTCTTCGCCTGGATTTGCTCATCGCTCCATCCATGCGCGGCGCCGTACTGCTCAATCTGCTGGAACGTTTGTTGATTAGCTGAGACGTAAGCGGCGTTGTCGCCGTACATGCCTGCTGCCATCTTGCCGTTGTTCAGTAAGGTTGCCTGAAACTGGCCTTCTTCATAATCGTTGATTTGCCCGATTTCATGCCGCCCGGCCTGACTGGCAAACTGGATGCGTTGCTGCTGCGCCTGCTGCAAAAAAGCATTTCGTGATTGCTCATCAGGGAGTGACCCGGCGATCTGCTCGACCTGAGCATCAAACTGTTGGGTATACACCTGGCCTTTGCCAATGGCGTTTTTTCCCTTCAGGTTAAGCAGACCCGTTTCCGGGTTCGTCATCAAATCACTACCGATGGCGCTAAGCTGCAACGAGGCATCCTGTGCCATTGCGACATTAGCACGCTGTTTGGCTTCCGCAAATGCCCCCATGTATTTGTCAGCGGCGTCGGCAACCAATGCGCCGGTCTGCGGAACCTGAAATGTGTTGAATCCACCGGACTGAACGCCACGATTTTCAACCTGGCGCCCGGTAACTGTCGGTACTGTTGGCATTTTCTTATCTCCCTGTCCGGGTACCGACGGCGGCGCTTATCGGCGCGGCGCTTGACTGAGTGAACGGCGACCATGTGCCGCCACCCATCTGATAAGCACCATAAGCCTTCAGGGGAGTGGTAAGCAGCGTGTTCATTGAGTTAGCGCTGGCTGCTTCCTGTGCTGCATTACCCTGAGCTATAGCATTCATGCCCTGAACCTGATAGCCATACGCTTCGCGTTGCGCGTTGTTTACCGTCGTCAGCGCATCCAGAGTGCCGAATTGCGCGGTATCAGCGAAGATATCCAGCGCGTTGCCGCTACTCAGCTCCGCGCCAGTCGCGCCCATTGTTGCGGCCTGCGTACCCTGCCGCTGTCGCATTTCACGTCTACGTTGATCCGCCGCGATGTTGCCACGGTTAACAGCGTCCTGCGCTTGTGCCTCAGCAATGTCTGCATTCTGATCTGCAACTGCCGACTGATATTTTGACTGTTGTCTTTGACTCTGCGCCTGCATTGCCGCCGACGCCACCGTGACGGCCACTAAAGCGATTGCCGGGTTACACATTATTTTCTCTCCATGTGGAAACGGTGGAAGTTCAGGCCAAGCGCACCATACGGCGCTGGCGCTTCAAGATGGAAGCCCAGCCAGTGAAGCCAGGCTTTGGCGGTGTAATTGCGCTCATCAACGTAATTTTCGAGACGCGGATAAACGTCTAACATCGCCTGCAATGCATGACGGCTGCCGCGCAAAAACGTTTTCTGATATTTCTCAACCAGATGCGTGCTAACCAGCCAGGGGATGCCGTTGCCGCCGATCATGGATGCAGGGGAAACACCAAATATCGTTACCAGTTCGCCATTGGCAAACCCTGACCATGCCATAGTTGCCGTGCGGATCCCCACGCGGATTGCATCCTCGGTGCTCATCAGCGATACCGCGTAAAGTTCGTCAATGTCCGCCGGCCGCACATTTGGCAGGATTAACTGGATGTGATCTTCAGTAGCGGGAAGTAACTGAACGTCGATCATCAGAATCCCCCCACTGTCAGGCGAGGAATAACGGCCAACACTGATACCGGAAGCGGATCGGTCTGGCGGATTTTCACACGACTGCTTTTACCCCAGATACTGTCGAGTTTAATTTCAACTTTGCCCGTGGCGTCGTTAACCGGATCGTCGTAAAACTCGAATTCCCGCTGTGGGTATTCGTACCATTTTCCGCCAGGCGTGGTTGCCCATATCCCGCGGCTGGCATTAACAATGAGGGTGACGGACGGCAGGATCTGCTTTTTATCGAGCAGTGTTTCCTGACCGTTAATATTGATATCCAGCGTTTCAAACTGGGCATTTATTGGCAGGCCAATGTGGACAACTGCGCCAGGCTCCTGCAGCGTGACAGCACCGCCGGTAACCACCTTTTGCGGTTCAACGTTGGCATCAGAAAGAATATTTACTGTCTGGCCCTCAAGATGAGAGAGGCCATTAAATTTGCGGAGCGCCAGACTCCAGTTAGTTGTGGGGGCATCTCTTAATATTTCAGGTACGTTCCTGTTAACTTTGACCGTAACAACGTTAGGACTGACGTACTCTACAATTTCGCAGCGCAGGTTCATGTCCACTGGTTCGCCAGTTTTCTGATCTGTTCCGGTATACGGAAACTGGATTTGTGCGCCAACGTATATCGATGAGAAATAATCCCCACCGCTAACAGTCAACGTGTAGTCAGTCTGGTAACTCCATTCTCCAGTGCCACCACTAATAGTGGCTGTTCTGGAACTGTAATTACGTCCGTCATAACTCAGACCGCAATCAACAAAAAATGCATCCTGATCATCTGTAAATGTGCGGCTCGAAAGGCGCTCTATATAACGAACTGTCTGGCCGTTGATGATGCGGTTGACGACGAAGTAAACAGCATCTTCCCGACCCTCACTGATACAACAAGTGCTTTCAAACTTACCCGGACCTGATTGCGGAGCCCATGCAAATACCTGCTGTTCACGCAGGTACGTCATCACCATTAAAAGGCCATCGTCCCGGCAGCACCATGCTGCTGAATAAGGCACAATAGAAAATGACCAGTCGACCAGCGAATGTTGCTGAAAAAGATGATTAGCTAAAATAGTCAGATCGCTGCCCTGGTATCCATCCACATCGAATGAGTAAGCTAGGTCTCGTACCACGCTGCCCTTTTCCTGAATAAAAAGAGCAATATTTGCAACTGCGATTGGTGGGACATTGCTTGATCCGTTAGAGCCCTGTGAGCTCATGGCAAATGACCCCGGCGTGAGGACTTTATTCTGGTCACCGGTAACGGAATACTCGCCGCCGGAAGTGAGTACAACGAGCGACCCGACGTCAATCATGTGTCTGATCTCGTTAACCTGCCGTCCGGCGTAGGTATAGATAATTCTGTCATCGTCCTGGAGCGGTATATTTTTACCGAAATCCTTATAGTCGCCTGTACGACTACCCCAGATGGTTTGAGGATATGCAGCCGACGCGGCAAAATATAAACGCTGTTGATAATAAACGACCGTGCCTGGGTAACCGTTTACGCTGTTCCAGGCATAACGGGCCCATTTGTAGCTGGCGTTTGCACTGCCAACAACATTTGATGGGATCCTTGATATGACAGTAGCGGTTGCTGTAGTGCCGGACGCAGCTGTTATTCTTACAATGCCGAAACCGCTGTGAAGATATTGCCACTGGACACCGGTCGCACCTGAACCGCTTCCGCCCCATCCATCCCAGGACATTCCTTCGGTGTGAGATGGTCTGAGCGTGCCAGTTTTCCCGGCAGTGTTGGCACGATAATAGTTACTGTCTGCACGGCGCACGTCATCGACCAACGTATCCTTACTTGTTTCCCATACCGGAACCGCGTCAATCGCAGGCTGCTCAAGATAAAAAAGTTTCCCTGTCTGCTCAGCGCCAAAAATTGGCTGACTGGCGGTGAGAGTTATAATTCCGGTTTCGTCGCTGGCATAAACGGTGATCGCCTCGTTAACGTTGATTTCTTCAAACGGACCGTTTGTAGTCGTAACATCCACAATTTGCCAGTTGTCATGTGCGTAACGGCGAAGTTCTTTCGGTGGGTAAGATGGATGGACGAGCGTTAAAACGTCAGCGCTCTGAGTATATTTTATGCGAAACAGATCAGCTTCTGCGTATGGCATAGCCAGCTCATAAATCACATTGCTGCTGTTAAGCACGTATCCGCCATCTTTAATTACGCGCATATATCCGTGACCAAACTCCAGCGCATACGTCTGTACGGTTGAGAACTGAAACGGAATGAGTCGGCATTTGCGGTTAGGATATTTAGCCGCACCAACAAAACGCGTGCCAGGGCGGTTCTCAACACCGCCGTATTGCCGCACGATGAAATTATCGCACTTGCGCAGCGCTATCTGATATTTAGCCATATCAATGCGGCCGTACAGAGACGGGCCAATTTCACCACCAGCGAATGACGGCTGGATCCAGCTGATAGCCATTATGACAACCTCGCAATGGTGAATTCGCTTTCAGGCTGAACCGGCTCCTGCGACTCGTTCATGCTGTGAGAACCGGCGCTGAGAATGACGCGATAGTACATATTCAGTGCGTTGTTACCGAGATCCGCGCTACCGGTCAGTGCCATATTGATTGCAGCCGCCAGTCGCCAGGCAAGGGCTTCCTGAAAAATGGCATCAAACATGTTCACGTCGGTGATTCGCATAACGTACTTCAGCCAGGCCTGAGGCTGATCCGTATAAATCAGCTTGCCGGTGCCACTGGAATCTGCGCCAACTTCATACTGAACACGATCAGCCGATGCGGGGTTACGCACACCAGGAACCATGATCGCGGTGATACGAAGGCAGTCAGTCGGATACCGGTAAGCGTATTGCCAGTCTGGCGGCGGGCTGTTGGTGTCGGCCAGCGCCACGCGCCTGGTGGCAAAGTTCCAGTCGAAATCAGACAGCACCGCGTCGCGGCAGGCTTCAAAATGCAGGGAGCATTCGCCCGCTTCTTTGCTGGCCTCGTTCAGGCTGTTAATACTGCGGCTGTTACCAATGTTGCTTAACGCCCGGTTGCAGATCTCGATGACGGAAGGCATTACTCACCCCCGGTTCCGTACAGAGTTTCAGCGGCGCTTTTTTGTTCCTGCTGGCTGGCTGCGGCGATCGCCATATCAGTGATTTGCAGGCTGGCATCATGGCGGGTGCCGTCTTCGCTTTCACGTGAGGAAGTGCTTTTGATAATGGCGCGGGCAGTAATCATCACTTCTGAGCCAACCGGCTGCGGCGTGGCGCCCAGTTTTTTCAGGGTTTCATTATCAAGATTGATGCACAGCCCCCAGGGGTAATCGTCGCGGCTCTGCGTTTTACCGCTTTCGTCCTGGTAGGTATCGGTGCCGGTTTTGAGGTTTACGAGTTCCATAATGCGCTCCTGCAAGAAAGGGGCCGAAGCCCCTCTGTTCAACACCTGAGGCTTAAACGCCCAGCTCTTTACGCTTATCGGCGATACGCTCTTTCAACGTTTCGGCCTTCATGTTGCCGGGCTTCTCGTTGAAAAGGTCTTCGTACTGCTGTCGAAGCGATGCCAGATCGTCGCTGATAGCGCCGCTGGATTCTTCGTTAGAGCCGCCATCCAGAACGTTCACCGTTGCCGGTTTAACGTCATAGGCTGAATGCCCATGCTTCTTCATGGCTTTCTTCTTGGCAGCCTCAGCGGCATCGTTGAGCGGCTCCAGCGCGCTGCCAGGTTCGCCGTCGTATTCCACTTCCGCACCTTCATCCAGCAACTGGTTGCCGATAAAAGACAGACGCAGAACGCGGTACTTTGCTTTTTCCTGGGTCATTTACTTATTCCTTAACCAGTGATTTTGGAACGGGTCGCATAGAACGTGGTGTTGTTGCCATCCACATCCAGATTGATACCCGAGGTGAAAGCGCCGGCGGTCAGCGGCCCGGTGCCTACGGCATAGTTCAGACGCAGATAGCGCTGAACACCCTGAGGCACTTTTTGGGAAACTATGCGCTTGCCAGCGGTTAACGCAGCCAGCGCCAGATCGCCGGAACTTGCGATGGTCGTCCAGGTGGAGTTGTCCGGGCTGGTCTGAAGGTTGACGTTAAGAGTCGCAGCACCGGCGGCGGTCGCGGTGTTGTTGACGTTAACGAACCATTCCAGCGGCTCACCCACGCCGATGTCGCGGCGCGTGCCGTCAATCGGGCCAAGGTCAATCACATCAGTCGAAGCAGCAGACGCCGTAACCGCCTGTGATTCGGAGAACATCAACAGTTTGTCGAGGATCATCTCTTTATCTCCATTTATGGGCCCGTTAAGGCCCATTCGTTAATGACAGGCGTTACACAACGCGGGATTCAGTTTCCAGAATCGCGTCGGTTTCACGGATTGGGATGCCACGGAACGTGGTCCAGAATTCGCCTTCGGTCTCTTTGACGGACAGCGCCAGCGACGCTTTATCCAGAGACTGGAGGTCAAGCGCCTGGGCAATGGTGCGGTTCATATAGAACACCGGTTTGCCCATGCCGCGGTTCGGGATGCGATGTAGTGCGGCTACCATCAGTTTGACGATGTTAGCTGCGCTGCCGCCGCTCAGATCGCTTACGTCGATATTCGCGATGCGAACAACATAGCGCCAGTCACGCAGTGCCAGACCGTTATCCCACTTGTAATGGGTGCGATAGCCCTGGTATTTGCCGCCATTTGCATCGATAAGGGTTTGCTCACCCAGATCCTGGTGCTGCAAGCCAGCTTTCTGGCCTTTCGGGAAGATGCCATGCACGGTGTTCTCACCCCAGACCACTAACCAGATCGAGGTGTTGTCGGTGCCGGTACCGCCAGCGTCGATAATGTTCTGACCGTTACCGGCTGATTTGCTGGAGTAACGTGAAGAAAGGCCCATGAATTGCTGCGGGTTGACACTGGTATCACCGTAGAACAGCGTTTGCGCCATCTGCTGATTCATGCCTTCGATGAATGCACGGTCTTCCGACAGGCGGAATTCAGCAGTATTGCCGTTCAGATCAGCCAGCGATTTATCAACCTCTGCATAGGTCTCCAGCATACCGACAGTATCGGTAACCTGCGCAGTGGTTGATTTACCCTGCGGAACGCCGTAGTTCAACAGTCGCCACGTAGCAGCAGGCAAGCCGGTACGGATAGTGGTTCGGTGCCCGGTTGGAAGGTTGCCTTCAACGAAAGGCATATCCTGCAGGATCGGGTTAGTTTGACCGAGAAGCTCGATAATTTTATCAACCTTCCCGTTCGGGTCTACGCGCTTACCCCAGTCTGCCAGCGTCAGCGCAGTTAAGCCTTTAACAGCCATGGTTATATCCTCTCTTAGTTTTTGCCATAGAGCACTTCGGCAGCACTACGCTGACCGGTATTTGCGGCGGAGACCATGTTGTCTTCCGACATGGCCTTACCGATCTTCACGAACGCTTTCACCAGCTCGGGGTGGTTACCCAGGCCGGTTTCGTTCAGGTATTCTTTCAACTCGGGAGTGCCGAACGTTTCCAGCGCCTGTTGCGCTTTGCTCAGACTGGCGGTGAGTTTGTCGCCGCCGATCTCTTTGTCCGCTTTCACGTCCGCTGCCCAGTCCTGAGTTTGTTTTTGCCAGGCTTCCACCTGACGCTGCTGCACGCCAGCCAGGATTTTTGGGTATGCATCCACCAGCTTCTGCGCCTGCTCATTAGTCAGGTTCAGTTCGCGCGCCACCGGTTCGAAGTCCTTCAGGGCTTCCGTATCCAGTTCAACGCCTTCAGCGGTTTTGAACTCATAGGCTTCCGGCGCGCCTTCAGGTTTTTTTTCTTCCTTAGGCTTTTCGCTTTCCGGTTGCTTAGCATCTTTGTTTTCACCATCAGCAGGTTTCCCGTCTTCCGGTTTTCCCGGTTCTTCAACTGGATTAGCCGGATCTGTAGCTGGCGCGTCGTTTCCAGTCGGGGACTGTGCAGCAGGTTCTGATGCGGCCGGAGCTGCGCCGCCGTCTGCGGGTTGTTCATTGCAAAGGCGGCGATAAATCAAACGTTCAAACAAATTCATGATCACTCCTGTTTAGCGGCTTCATCAGCCATCTTCAGATAGAGCTCGGGGCAGCAGGTCATAACGCGCTGAAACAACGCCAGCGCCAGATTTCGCTGCCCTTCGTTGAAAGCTGTGATATGCGGGTCGACGGCAAAGCAGGCGGAAAACACTTTCCCCTGTTCAAGTACCTGCCAAACAACGCGGCGGCCACGTTCGGAGCCCATCACAAAACGGATATCTTCGGCGTCTTGCTCTTCGCGCTCTGCCAGGCGTTTCAGTTGTTCAGCGCTCGGCTGCTCATCTTCATAGAGGTCTGTCATTGCTGATTACCTCCCGCCGCTGCGCCGGTTAGCGCGGTCAGTGCGCTTGGATCTGATGTCTGCGCTTCGCTGAGTGTCTTGGCACCCTGCGCCGCCGCCATAGCCATGGCTGCGTTCTGCTGCATCTGCTGCTGTTGTGCGCGGTCCTGGCGGATTTTGTTAACCTGCTCCTGAGGAAGAATGACCGTTGCAGATACCCCGGACATGTCGGCAAACGTGTCGATCGCCTGATCCACGTTGAGCTTGTCGAGTGCTTCAGGTTTTGCTGAGGCAAGCTGACCGATAAACGTCACGGTATTGGCGAGGCTGGACAGGCCGATAGACTTCTGCGCCTGCGCCATAACGGAGATGTATTCCACGCGCAGCGGCGTACCGCTGAGCACGTCCGGAGGCGGTGGAAGCATGTTCTTTTTCACCATCATCGAGAAAGCGCGGTCGATCAGCGGGTTCAGGCATTCGTCGTTGAGACGCTCCAGCACAGGCCCGAGCATCAGTAACTTTTCCTCTTTCATCTCGATAACGGCTTCAACCGGCATAGACCGTGTGTTGATTTGCTGCAGCATCATGAACAGGTCAACGAAATAGGCGCTGTTGATCACCTGTCGCGTGTCCTGAATGTCGGCCAGCAGGTCGGCTGTATTCGGGTTAACCAGGTAGGCTGGCTTGAAGCCGTCCTGATTCGACATCTGGTCGATGTAGGTGATGTCGCCAGGAAGCAGTGAAACACGCTGATTCTTCAGTGATGAAGGGCCGACCATCGGCGGGTTAGTAGCTTTGTCGATCAGTTGTGATTTGCGCTTTTGCTCAAGCTGAAGGGCTTTAACCTGACCAAGGGCAATCATGCCAGGGCAGGATGAGCCGTAAACATCCTCGCCGTTAACTTCCCAGCGCGGCGCCATGATGGGGAATTCGTCGTAGCCTGATTCGCGCAACACCTTATCGCTGTCGCCGCCAACCTCGAAATAGACGGACTTATACAGCTTATTTTTGCTGTCCAGTTTTGCAGTATCGCGGTTGATGTTCGGGAAAACGGAGTGCATGACTTCGATCCACTGCTCGTAATTTCCCGACTCCCACATGCTTTTAACTGACGTGCTGACCTTATCCAGTCCAAATTCCATGACGATTTGACGAACGGTCATCGAGAACTTGCGAAAGCAGGTGTCAACGCTGCCGCGTGGAGAGTTTGCCAGCCAGTAGCTGCCAATTGGGAACATCATCGTGCGGATAATGTCGTCGTCATCTTCCAGCACAGCCATCGCGCCGGTGCCCAGCGTGCCAAGACTGCCGTAAAGCAGGGGCAGTGACTGGTAAAGGTTCGACTTATTGAACATGTCGTTCATGCGCCGCTGCACGATTTCCAGCCACAACTTAACCGGGCCGTAATCCATCATGTCAGGGTCAGGCGTCGCCAGACGGAACCACGGACGGGCCGGGCTGGTAATGCCGGACATCATGCCGCTGGACAGTGTCCGGTTTGCCATGGTCGCCGTTGGGTCAACGATTTTGGTGTTGCGCCGCTCGCCGCGATTCACTTCAGACGTGAGGAAGCGTGAGCCGCGAGGGTTGATGAAATCAGTGAGGTCGCGCCAGTGCGGATCGAATGACGACCGGTCATTTTCCAGTTGAGCAAACTGTTTCAGTAATTGCTCTTTGATGGTTTCGTTTGTCCCGGCCATGACGATCCCTTACTGGCCCAGCAGCGTTTTACCGCTGGTATTAGCGGCTGAGGTGTCGCCCTGTGCGCCGGTCAGCAGCGTGGAGTTGCGGCCTGCTGCGGCACGACGGCGGCGCATTTCATCGTCGCGGGATGCAACAACAGCCGCGTCCTGTTCCTGCGGTGCCGCCTGGATTTCCGGCGCTGCCGGTACTGATGGTGAGCTACCCATGCACATTTCAATGACTCCGCACACGATTAAATTATTACCAATTTAACCACATAAGGATTATTTAGCGTAGGCTATTGACATCTTACGGTGCAATTATTACCTTTTAGGTAACACAAGCATGCTTGCGTGGAAAAGCCAGACGAGAGGTGGAAGCCCTCGCCGAAGACGTAACCGGCAAGATTTACGGCGTATGGCACATGCGTCGTTAGCGGCCTGACAGGTTCCTTGTTTGCCTCACCAGCAACGCCTTCAGGATCACCGGAATGTGCAAGCCATGCCTGATGTTGGTCAGGGGCAGGACATAGCGACTCACCATCGTGGCGGTACGGTGTGACACCTCGGAAGAGACGAGGACGCAACAGGTAAGAGCATTGACCGAGCCTAAAAGTAATTGGCAAATATCCTCTCAGGGGTTGGCCATATCGGGATTGCAGTCGGCGCAGCTGAGATAGAGCCACAATGCAACAATCAATGCTCTTTCCGTTGTGGTGAATTGAAAAGGCAGAGGACGTGCTGTTAGGCGTAAGCCGGAGTTAGCCACCGGCCACCACAACCCAATCACGCTTAGGACCGTGATAACGCTGTACCAGTGTAAATCTTGGCGGCACAGGTTTTTTTGAATCCTTTCCTGATGCCGCCCTTTTTACACCAGAACGTCATCGCGATGGCTTTCTGTTGTAAACCCCGTAACTCCCATTGGTTTTAGTTAGCCCGGTTCGCCGGGCATTTTTTTAAGGTGAATATCATGATCGAGAGCATTTCTAAAGAGGAAACCCTTCCTACCCGTGAACAAGACCGCGCCGCCTGCATTCACATCCACAAGCTTCAGTGCCTCTCTTCGGTGCTGGAGAAAAACGCGGGTTTCGACAAAGCATTCGCAGAAAACATCGCCGAAGCGATCAACGCTGCGTTTGATAAAATCACTTATTGATTGCGTGACATGTCACAATAGCCCGCCGAGTGCGGGCTTTTTTGTATGGCATAATTAGTTTTTCGATCGCCACAGCGAGCTGACCATGAAATTTAAACAGATGATTGTTAACGTCTTTGTGAATTCAACACACGAGTGGAATATGGCTATGCACAATGCCATCGAAAGAAAAGTACATGAAGGCTTCAAAGATACTTTCCCAAATGGACTGAAGGATCAAAAGGAAACAGAGAAAACAATAGAATCCATGCGCACATTCTATTATCAGAGGATGATGAATACGGCCACGCTACTCCTGACTGCCGTGTCTTTAACTGTTGCATTGATAGCTGTGATAGTAGCCATAATTGCTATCCATTATGCATAAGGGTCATACTCCGTTATGGCCCTGCCCTGCTGCTGGCCAGGTGCGCTGAATTGCTTTTTAACCACCGGGAATGCGTATGTCAGCACGTAGGCATCGGCGTTGTTCGGTGAGCGCCCCAGCAATTCCTTCACCTCTTCCTTGTCCTGCAAAATCTTGCGGCTGTCCTTCAGCCTGACTTTGTACTCCGGTGCGCTCAGTTCGTCGGCCAGGTCCTGGCTGTCCAGTTGCGCTCCCAGTTTTAAGGCATCGCGTGCAGATTTGTACATCTCACCGCGCTTGTTGCCCATTTCAGGATCTGACGTCCCTCCACCGAATTGTATGAGCGTCCAGCTACGGCCCCAGTTATCCCCCACAGATTTCAGGCCAGTCCCGTAACCGTAATCTATGAATACCGCGTCAGCCTGGTACTGGTCCTCGAAATCGGCGATCACCTTCGCAAACCAGACATCGTCAGTGGTGCGAGGATATTCCCCCAGCTTCTTGCAGTGCAGACCCTGACGTAGATAGATAACTGCCGGGTCTTTACCCTGGTGGGATGGGTCAACGCCGATGACCGTAGCAGCGTGTTGTACCTGGGCAGGAGTTATCACACGACCAACAGCCGGCTGTGTGAGTCCGGACGGTATAAACTGGTTTTCCGACGCATCCGGGAATATCCCGCGAACACGAACCTTCACAAAGTCGCTGTCCTCGCCGTAGTCGTCCACCCACTTCTGGAGCTGCTCCTTGTTCGTTCCCTCTACCGTGCGGCTGTCGATCTGCTTTGCCTTCCAGCGGTGTTTATATTTGCGGAAGCACTCGCGGAAACGACCGGTATTACGCGTCGGGTTACCGAACGCCACCCAGATAATCTCTGTGTCTTCATCCGTCAGCGCCCCTTCGGCAACCTCCCATACCAGATCTGCGATATTTGACGCCTCGTCGAATACCACAATGATGCGCTTACGATCGTTGTGCAGCCCGGCAAACGCTTCGGTATTGTGCTCACTCCATGGAATGGCGTCGGCGCGCCAGCGCTTGTCGTGGCCCGGATCGTTGCTGTACATCGCGGTTGCAGTAGTAGTGAACCAGTCCCTGGTGATCGCCATGTTCGACCACTTGATGATTTCCGGCCATGTTTTGGTGCGCAGCTGGTTTTCGGTGTTGGCGGTCACCACCACCTTGCAGTCCTCGCAGGTATCCATACCCCACTTGATAAGCATCGAGATAAACGCAGATTTGCCGATGCCGTGGCCCGACGCCCTGGCAATCATCAGCGGCTGGTGCCGCGTCTCCGGATTCTGGAGGTGATCGCCTATTTCCCGGAATGCATCAGCCTGCCACTGGCGAGGCCCGGCAGCGTGCGCCAGTTCTCCGCCATCTTCGCCCCAGGGGAACGCGTAAAGCGCATAGCCAAGCGGATCGTGCGTAAAGCTGGCAATGTCTTCAACAAGCTGTTCTTCAGGCGATATGGCTGCGGCGGTCACTGGTCACCGCCCTGCCGTTCTTTCAGGCGTTTACGGGCGGCTGCCATGCGGTCGGCAATGGTGACCGTGCCTGATACCTCCACGCGGTCTTTGAACGCGTTGACGTCGACGTGCTTACCAATCAGCTCGAGGTTCTTCACCTTGTCCGGCCATTTGATTTTCTTTAGCATGTTTTCCAGCGTGGTTTCGTCGAAGTTGGTGATCGTTGTCGAGATATCCAGTCCACTCAGCGTGGTGCGCCATATCTTTGGCCACTGACTGATCGGCTTTAATCCACCGTCGTCGTTGAGGATGTCGATCACGTCCATCTGGTCGATCTCCACCAGCCGGTTCAGGACATAATCCGCACTTACCTTCAGGCGTTTATTACGCTCAGTCATCAACTCAGCAATCCGTTTCTGGATGCGCTCATCACGCATATTCTGACTGGCAAACTTTGCGGCTGTCTTGGGTGAATAACCTGCATTAATCGCCGCCTGAGTCTGATTCTCAGGGGATTTGATGTACTCCTGACAGTAAGCCTCCTGGATGACCGTCAGAGGCTTAAACTGTGTTGAGGGTCGTTTCGCCATGGCATCCTCACGAAATTGTTACCGCAATGGTAACAGAATACCATGTTGTTACCGCTATAGCGCAATACCGTGAACTTTTACGCCAAGCTGCTCAAGATGCGCGTCAAACGACATTCGCGGCGGCAATTTCTTTTCCCGCCTGGCCATGAAGAAATCAACCGCGTACTGGTAGGCGTAGGCCTCATTCTCAAAGACATTGTCGGTCAGCTTTTCCCAGCGCCGGTGCCAGAGGTACTCCGCGACGTGCCAGCCTGGCGAGCAGTACCAAACGACAAAGACTTGCCTGTCCTGGTCAGCGCAGAGCACGGACGATTTCAGAACGTCGCCTGGCGGAAGAATGAAATATTTGGACTCAAGGAGATAGCGAATAATCATGATGCCTCCCGATAAATACTGTATGCATAAACAGTATAATCAGGAGGTGATTTTTGCAAGAGGGATGCGGTTACGTTTTCGTGACATGTCACGCCAATCTATTTTCAATTGCTAGCAAGCGCCAGTAAGCTTTTCCACGCGGGCATGTCGTCAGCTTCAGCCGCATCAGGTTCTTCTTTAGGATGGCTACCTGCATCTTATCCATTTTGGCGCGAATATTCCTGGCGTGCCGGTAGTGCCTAGCGCTGACCTCTTTTTGGTATGCCCAATAGAGATAATAAATTTTCGTCATTGGACCACCAGTTTCGTCTCATGCCACCCACTGGTTACCCAGCACTGCGAATCACCCTGGCAGGGGCAACTATTCACCGGGAGCCGATCGCCGCACTTGCCACATTGCCGGGTGCCAATCGACTTAATGCGTCCCCGGGCGCGGGCATCGTCCTGGCGAATCAACAACGCGATATACTCCGCCATGTCGTATGGGTCTTTGCCGGGGCGCCTGGCGGCGCAGTTACGTGCCAGCATTTCCAGCTCCTGTGCATCGAGCGTCAATTCAAGCTTGCGCTCACCAGCAGCGGCCTGGCGGGCGCGCTGCTTTGCTTTGCGTACTGCTGCTGATTCAGGCATCACTCACCGCCAGATTGTTCGGCAAGCGCCCAGCAAATCTGAACCGCATAGACACTTTTGACGCGGCGAACCTTTCCCTTTGCCTCCATTCTCTTGAGAAGGCGAAGCGCCTGAGGCGTTTTTACGTGATCTTTGTAACCACGCTTTGCTGTAATGATATTTGCTAGTTGGTAGGTCATACAGCTTCCATGCCCCTCCAACACTGAAATCACCTCGTGCTCTGTTAATTTGGACATCATTCATCCTCCTGCTTCGGTGCGTCGGGGTATGCGCTGCCTTGCTGTCCAGGTTCATTACTTCCGGTGCAAGCGTTCCTGTGGTCATTAGCGTGAGGGCAGCGCTTGTTTCCACATTCAGGGCACACGACGAATCGCATATCGGTCATCGTTACCGGGCGGCAGGTGTGACACCAGCATTTGGTTGACGAATCCGCGTTTTCCCGACAATTGTTGGTTGACGAATTCGGGATTTCCCGAAAATCCTGCTGCGGTGCTGCTGCCAACTCACGAATAATTCGCTTAATTCCTTCAATCCGGTCATCGTCAACAGGGTCTAACGTGTCGATGCGGTCGAGCATTACCAGTGCTGCATTGGCCTTGTCGCTACCGGTCCAGCCATCCGGGATTGCCGGAGAGTTGCCCGATGCGATTGCGGCGCGGCAGTCATCGACAGCTTTGATGAGTAAATCCCGGTGATATTTCGCCGCGGTTCCACGGTTCCAGTCATCACCAAATGTGAGGCCTTGCGCGTGTTTGAAAAGCCGCTCGAAGCACTCCGGCAACGTGTAAGGCTGGCTTACCTGTTCGGTATTGCCGGACAACTGCTCCGCCTGTACTGCTGGCGCTGCTGCCATTCCGCATTCTTCTTTATCACCAAAAATAGCGGCTTCCAGTACATCGATAGCCTGCGATGGCGAATAAGCATATTTATCAAACGAAAGCCCTTTGATGCGCTGCGCCAGTTTGAACAGCCGTTTTTCCTGCGCGTGATACAAATCGCTTAACTGCCGATAGTGTTCATCCGGCACGCTCGTAACTTGCGGGGCTGCGATAGAGTCGCATTCAATAAAAATTGGCTCTCCCCACGGATAAAAGCCACCGCTATCTGCCATGCCTGTTCCGCCGCATTTCGGACAAACAGGCTCAGCGGCGGCGCGGTACTGCTGTAGCTCGCGAGCCATCGCTTTGACAATTGCAGGCGTGGCGTAGCGGTCGTTAAGGTCGTCCCACAACTGGCACATCTTAGCGCTATCGTTCTTGTGGACATCTTCGTTAGTGCCTGCCAGCGCTGTAATAACCTCGTCAGCAGCTTCAATAATTTTATCGAGCGTTTCTGGTGATACGCGTTCGTTGATTGT